GAACCCTTTATTGAAGAATGTTATCCTGATAGAACTTTGACACAAAGTCGCATTTGTTCTATTCCCTTCCCAATTATTGAAACTGTTCCTGACAATATGATGCATGTACCTCCAACGAGAACGCGCATTTCAAGATCAGATTTGTATGGTTGGGATGGTCCTCCTGTTGAGATTCCAGCCCATTTAAGTTCTTTTACGAATTCAAATGGTGAGGAAATTAATCCATTGGAATTGGCTATGAAGAAACTTCGTGCACATCATACACCTCCAACTGAGGTTCCAGATGATTGTCAAGATTTTTTAGCTTACCACTATCCAAGACCCCTCACACGAACACCTAGAGTGTTGACAATTGAGGAAGCCGTTCAAGGAATTCCTGGTACAGATATTACCTCTATCAACATGAGCACTTCTCCTGGTTATCCAGGCAATAAGCGTAAGATGAAAGGAAAGTCAGCATTTATTGATGTTGAAGGAGACAAATTTACTTGTACTCCTGAATTTCATGCTCATTTGTGTGAATGTATGGAGATCTTGAAGAGTGGTAACCCAATATCCGTTGTTTTTGCTGATGCTCTTAAAGATGAAACAAGACCAAGAGGAAAAGTAGAACTAGGGAAAACTCGTTTGTTCTCTGGTTCTCCCATTGATTATCTCATTCTTATGCGTATGTGTTTTGGAGATTTCTTTGCATATATGAAAGGATTTGCAAGTGAGAAACCTGTAGCTGTTGGAGTCAATTGTCATTCACCAGAATGGACTAATATGGTTAAGATGCTTGAAATGTTTGAAGGATCTATTTTAGCCGGTGATTTTGAGAATTGGGATGGATCTGTCCCTCAATTTTTATTTTATATTGTTATAAATTTTATTAATTGGTGGTATAATGATGGTCCAGTTATGGCACAGGTTAGATTGATGCTTGCAAGTTTTGCAATTGAATCAAAACATATCCTGTATAATTGGATTTATCAAGTAATGGGTTCATTACCTTCAGGCATGTTTGGAACTTCTGAATTTAATTCATTGATCCAAATGTTAGTATTTTACATTGTTTTGAAAAAGGACTTTGGAATTCCTGCAAGTGCTTGGTTTGGTTTCTTTTATGGTGATGATGGTATTTTAAAAATTCCTCTTCCAAATTTGGCTTGCTCAGATTTGGCACCGTTTATTTGGGATCGTTTTCAAATGAAGTACACACACTCAAGTAAATCAACTGAACGAATTGTTGACACAATTGAAACTGCAAAATTTATTGCAAGATCATTTGTAAAGGATGAGAATGGTATTTACAAAGCCCCACTTGCAATGCGAACTATCGTTGAAATGTTGTATTGGAAAAGAGGGGCTGTTGACGGAGATACTCAATTACTTGAGACGGCGTTATCATTTTTTGCAAATCTTGCACATTATCCAAAACCCGTCTTTGATGAGTATTCAGATAAGGTTATGAAAGTTGTTCAACATAGACTTCCTCATTTGGTAAAAGGTTTTCTTTCGAAGAAACTTATGTATTCAGAGTATCAGGAAAGAATGTACTACTCTAAGAATGCGCGTGCTAACGGAGATTTTAATATTCCTCAAATGAGCACAAGTGGGAAGGATTTTGTTGTAAATAACCTTGAAACTACAGCTCGTGCAGTTAAAGAAGAAAGTATAACTGAACGTACTGTTCTAGGAAATTATGACGATGTTGGACCTATTTCAGGATCATCAATTGACCCTGTTATTATTTCATCTCCACACGAGAATACAAATATGGAAACAATTAATTTTAATCGACAACTTGATCGATCTTTTGTTGTTCCAAGTGGAAGTGCAGTAGGTTGGGGTAGTGGCGTTGGTGTTGGTGGTATTCTGACTACTATTTATTTACCAGGTGATATTTTGAACAAACCTTTTATGGTTGAGAAAACCAATGGTTATAGATATTTAAAAGCTGGAGTAGAAATAACTGTTCGGTGTGATACTGCTAAAACAAATTATGGTAAACTTTTGGTTGCTTATTCTCCATTAGGTAGTTATTACCCAATAGGAGAACCAGGTTTGGTCACACCAACTCCTTTAAGTTCTATATATTTAGCATCAGGTGGGCAACATGTTCTTGTGGATGCTTCTGCAGGAGAAAATGTCTCAATGACAATTCCTTTTGTTTCACCTTTTAAACAGTTGGATTTGGCTAAATATGGTAGTAAAGAGATGGGAATTGTCCAAGTTTACGTTTTAAATTCACTTTTGAATTCAGTTACGAATGTGAGCGCCTCTGCATCTGTTACAGTCACTGCAAGGTTTGTAGATGCCCAAGTTTGGTTGCCTTTTGATAGTGACACAGGTTTTGGATCATCACTTGCAGCTCGAAAGGCTGAAAAAGTTGGTAGTCGTGAGGAATATATGCGTTTATTAACTGAGGATTCAGGAGATCAAACATTCATACAAATGAAAGGTTCTGAGGCAATTAAGAAAGCAACGAACATTTCATCAAGGTTTGATTCCTTTGTACCAACTCGTGCCACTGTTCAGGCAGTTAAATTGTTTAGTGGAATTGCTGCAAAGGCAATAACCCACTCAATTTTAGGTTTGTCAAAGCCTACGATAACAAATGCGGGAGCTGTTGTGTGTCCAAACTCCAATTATAATGTTAATTC